CATCAACTCCTCTTTAATAACAATATTGTTATCTCTAAGAAAATCTTTCATCAGTTTCTTTTGATACTGATGGTCTAAAATATTATCAGATGCCTCTAAAGATTCTAAACGTGTTTGATTTACGTTAGATAATGTCTTAGTAATAACTTGAACTGACTTTGCTCCATACTTTTTTTCAAAATAAGATTTCACCCTTCTGATTTTCTCAGGGGTGAAATTTTCAGGGACGTCCTGCCAAGTAACTTTTACAAAAGGATTACTCATTTTTATAATTCATTATAATAAGATGATTTTTATCAATTTCATCACCAATTCTACCTTTATATATTTTAAAAGCATATTTTTTAGGATATGTTCCAACAATAAAATCCTTATAAAGATTTTTAATAAAATCAGTTTCGGATATTACCATTAAACATTTATTTTTAGTTGTTTTAAAAATTTCAGCCAACTCTATTTGGGATTGTCTATTAAAATCATCAAAACCATAATCATTAAATTCAGAATCGTACGGTGGGTCTAAAAAAACAAAATTATCAGGTGAATTATATTTTTCAAAGATATGTTTGTAATCACCTAAACTTACATCCGTCCTATTTAAAAGATGATTATAATCTGGCACTAATAAATCTTCAAAATTAACTGTTTTATATCTCCCCCATGGAATATTGAATTTACCCTCATCGTTATATCTAATCATTCCTCTAAAACAAGTTTTTCTTAAATAATAAAATTGTGCCGCTCTTTCAATATCGTTTTTTGGAACAAAAGGTAGTTCACCGTTTTTTAATTTTTGTTTACTACCCCCTCTCACAATATAAAAATCAATCTCAGTAGTTCCCCAAGAACTAGCTAAATCGTAAATTTCTTTACTATGACCATCTGCAATCATTTTATAAAAATTAACTAAATCTGGATGAACATCATTAATAACATTTTTACCTTTAAAATTCAAATCAAAATAAACGGCCCCTCCTCCGATAAATGGTTCGATATAAACATTAAATTCTTGTGGATAGTATTTATGAAACAACTTTATTTCATTTCTTTTGCCTCCCGACCATTTACAGAGTGGTTTCATTTTTTTCTATTTTTATAATTTCTTCATTTATTTCTTTTATATAATTCATGGCAAATTCTCCATTATGTCGATTTGATTGGTATCTTTTATTTTCAATATCATCAAAACTAACATTTAAAATTTCACATAAATCCCTACCTATTACAATATAATCACTCGCTTCGTCACTTTTAATCGATGCGTTTGATAAATCTTGACATGTCCATAATATAATACTTGATTTACATTTTAAGTTTGTTTTATTTTCACATAATTCTTTTACCATTTTTATTTCAGTAATTTCCGCATCACTTTTTTTGGTGTCTAAACTCATACCATCTTTTACTTCATCAATATATAATTCATTTTCATGTAAAATTAATAAATCTAAATGTAATGATTTTGATCTGTTATGTGTATATGTTGTATTTTCATTTAAAATATTTTTAGTTATTTTAACTCTTTTAAATAAAATGGTATCATTTGGTTTATTGTTAATTATTTTAATAACATTTTCAAATTTAATGTCTTCATGTTTTTCTCCCTTAAATTCATCAAAAATATATGTTTCTAACTTAATACCTTCTGATATCGCTAAGGATTGCATTGCCGTACCTATATCACTTACTAAATCAAATACTTTATCAAATATGGTGTTGTTAGGAAAAAATCTTCTATATGATGAATTCTTAGATTTTCTATTAACTGCATTCTTTAAAGGAATGTCAATAAAAACTTCCTCTTGAAATAAATTTAACTGTCTTTTCAAATACCCTTTCTCTTTTTTAGTAATTGCCATGTAATTATTTAATTCTATTCTCTTCGAAAAATTCGATTATGGCATTGATTGCCCATACTGAACCAGCAGTAAACATCCCATCAAAAAATAAAGACATGAACCATGGCGTGTTAAAATAATTTTTAGTTAAACCTCCTAAAACAAGTGACATAAAGAAACCAACCCATGTCGATGTACAAAGTGTACAACTAATTAAATCACCAAAAAATTTAGAATGTTTCTTAATCCATTCTCTTTGATTGTCGAAAATTTTACCCCAAACAAGAATTGATGTCATCCCGTATGCCGCTAAAACCCAAAATAGTAGTATCATAATTATTAGTTTATTATTTAAAATATAGAGAAAACATTCCGTAAAAAAAAAGTGAGTTGCCGGAAATTACTCGTCATATAAATTTGATAAATCACTCTTCTTCATCATCCTCCCTTTACCTAAGTTATTTAAGGAACTGGTTATTTTATCCAATTCATTTCTCAATTTTTCATTTTCAGACTTAAGTTTATCAATTTCTGAGTTATTGAACACTTCTTTAGTCACCTCAACTATTTTCTCCACGGGAACCTCTTTAATGACCTCTTTTGTTACCGTCTTAGTCTTACCTTGTTTTTCAATAACAACCTCTCTAATGACCTCTATTGGTACCTCAATTCTTACTTCTTTAATAACTTCCCTGATGACTTCAACCGGCACTTCCACAATTCGTTCTACAATCTTTTCAACAATAATTTCTTTAATGGTTTCTTTGGGTACCTCCACGATTTCTTTGGTTCTTTGTCCGTATGGTGTTTCTCCATATTTCAACAATGAGAACCCTCTATTGAATGTTTCCTTACCCAATTTATTAACATCTTTAATGTTATTTAATTCACAATACTGTGAAAATTCATTATCCAATATTAACGTGAACTTCTTCTCCATTTTCTATGTCTTTAATATCGTTTATTGTGAAATGAAGAAATGATTGTTCATTTGGTAAATCGTGAAATGTGTATTCATCTGTCTTTACGTCATAGATGCCATAACCATGATGTTTAACTGTTTCACCAAAATTTTGTTGAATTAAACTACCAACCATAATTGCTTTACCACCATTTGGTAATGTGAACTGTTGTCTCTTATGAATGTCACCACATAACAATAAATCCAAATCAACAAAGTTTAATTGGTCATACGCATCTTCAAATTCATAACCTAAGTCTGTTGATAACCCCATAATTGGTCCGTGAAATAACCCAACTGTTAATTTAGTTTCGTCTTTGGTAAATTCTGGTCGTGCATTATGTTGATATAACGAATACACAACCCACTGAATGTTTTCATCCATATAATCACCACTATCTTTATAATAGGAAATGTGTTGGTTGTCTAATAATTCCACAACAGGAGTTATGCTATCCATACGTTGTGTGTTATTCTCCAAGAAATCGTGATTACCCGGTATGATTACAACTTTACCATAAAGAGTTAATTCTCTTAAGAACCAACTAGTTAAAAGTAATTGCTCATTTGAGATATTAATTTTTTGATGTGCAACATCACCTGCAATAACAATTCTAATTTCGTCGTGCGATATACCTTCATTTTCCCATTCTAAAGATTTGGTGCTAATTTCTTCTAATAGTTTTTCAAACTGTTCTTTGTACATATCGTGCATTTGAATTGTACGAATATGTAAGTCAGCAATGTGAATTATTTTTTTGACCATCTTGAAATATATTTAGTTAAATCCATTGTTTGGATTGTGTTGTTAATTTGTGGTGGAACTTTATATTCAACAAATGTTCCGTCTTCTTTTAATAAAACGATTACACCACCTAATAATTTGGTGTCGTTATATTTCGTACCTTCTAACATCTTACGTAATAATCTTCCATATAAGGGTAGTTGTAAATAATAATGACTTAATGCGTTATCATGGTATTCACTAAATGGTGCATATAATTTACCCGTATAATGATGTACCTCAAAGTTCTTTGGTTGATTTGTCTTCCAATCTGTAATAACAAATCCAAAATCATCTTTAGTTTTATTTTCCATTAACCAAACTTTATCAGGTTGTCCTGTGTATTGTTCGGTTGGGTCACCTAATACAATTTCAGTATCTAACAACACTCCACCACGTTCTAACATTAAGTCAAGAAATTGTTTTCCAGCAATAATCATGTTATCACTCTTACGTTGTTGTTCTTCATTGATATCAAATATTGGTTGTCTAACTTCTTTGTAGTTATCAAAACGACCAATCAAATCAGATTCCAATTCAAAGTGAACTCTACTACCCATATTGGTTGATAGGTCACCAGCTTGTTTCCACTCCGCAAGTAATTGTGATTGTCCTTCAGGGTCTCCTTTAGACATCTTCAATGCCATCCCTTCTGCGTCAAATGGTTTATGAAACTTTTTTATTATTTTGGAAACTGATGGAAAATTTGATTTAATCTCACCATCAACATCTTTCATAAAATAAATGTGTTTTTCTTCTACGAATGTTAATTGTAAATCTTTTCTTCTTTGTTCTAATAAATCGTTAATTTCTAACGATATGTCTTTTAAATTCATTTATTCTATTTTTTTTATTTTATACTCACTTAAATCACCTTTTAAATCGGCAATATCTTTATCCCCCTCTAATTTTATTGACCAAACCTTACCCATTAACTTACCACAATTCAATCTATGATATAATCTTTCTTGATCATTCCAAGCATCGGGGTCTAATACTATTATAATTTTTTTTGCGTTATTGTAAAGTTTACTGAATAAATGTTCACTCATAAATTTACCTAACATTGGAATGGCATTTGGAATGAATATACTGTCAAACGCTCCTTCAACTATGTATACCGTTTCATTCCAATCAATTAGTTTTTCATTGAATATAATAATCTCTTTTTGTGCCTGTGGATTTTTATATTTCATTTTTGTATTGTTCAAATATGAACGAGCAATAAAATAATTTAATCTATTGTTTTCATCATACGATGGAATTATAATCCTATTTTCATAGATACCCGTAGCACAAAATCCAATGTTATAAATCTGTAACATTAAATCAGTAATATTTCTTCTTTTAATGTAGTTGTACGCTTGTTTATAACCAGGGGTTAATTTCATTCCAAAACTTGCATCTCTAAAAGGAATAAATTCTGATGGTAACTTAATCTGATTATATACTTTTTTTACCCCCTCATCTTGTTCTTCAGGTTTTAATAAAAGATATTTTTTAAGTTGTTTAGCGTTACCATATTTTTTAATTAATTTATATATGGAACCATGTGTTTCATGTGATTCTGCACACACCCAACATTTATATACACCGTATCGATAATTGACCTCTAAATTCCCCTTTCCATCTCCGTGGTCTAAACCTTTAATGTCATATGAACAGACAGGACAATCAAAACTAACCTGAGATTTGTAGTCACTATGATTTTTATAGTCACCAAAAATATCTTCTAGTATCTCAAAAACTGCACTATAATCTACTTCTTGATTGTTCATACAGTAGAATTATAAGAAAAAAAAATGATAAAAAAAAATGGGAGCCGACCACCACATCGACTCCCTACCAACCAAACAAGGTTTTTAAGCCCTGTCCCGTCCTATTAATAAGTATAACACAAACAACCCACATAATAAAATGTGAGTTGCCGGATATTATTTTTCTTGTTTAATCATGTTGAAATAACCGATAACACACGTTACCGCATCTGCCATATCAAAATTTTCTTTTTTCAACACATCATTTTTTCCTTTCAACCAATTAATGTCAGGACAAACGTCATTAACATGTTCCCATATTACTTGTTTCTTATTAATGTCTTTTGGGTATCCACCAAATAAAACATTTCGTCCTTTATCATTTGGACCGACTAAATCGGGGAATGCAAATTTTCTTGCGTTGTATGTTGATATAAATGTTGGTACGATTTGGAAATTATCGTAAATCAGTTTACAAATTAATGTGTTATATCTTAGTAATGTACCGACAGTATAAACATTATTTGAATTTAATAACGGTTCCTCAATGATGACACGAGTTATACCCATGTCTTTATAGTTATCCAAAACTTTCTGAAATGCATTCGCTTTCATCATAAGTTCTTCCAACTTATCTTCTGGCTGAGGTTTAATTTTGGGGGAAAAATGGGTTAACTCTAATAATTTAGACCCACTAATATCAAATAAAGCAAACCCTATGGTTTTTGTACTAATATCTAAACCAAGGATTTTTGGTTTGTTTTTAAATTTTACATCTATACTCATAATATAAAATTTAAACCTAATAAATTTAAATGTAAAGCTTTAGAAATCTATTTTAACTTGGATTACCTGATTACCAGTTCTTGTTACTGGAGATGATAGTTTACCCATAGCCAATGTTTCTTTATTGGAATTAAGTAATGCAACCTCAGTTATTTTAGAAGTACCTGTAAATGTTGGGTTCTGAGAAGTTGTAAATTTATCTGATGGAAGATTTAAATTAAACACCATTTCTTCAATATCACTAGCTCTTACTAAAGCAACTGTACCAGATATTGTTCCACCAGATAACGCTCTATCCGTTCCAAAGGAAGATAAACTTGATGAATATGTTGTTGTATCCGCAAATTTGGTTTGATTAATTGTAAATGTGAATCCTGTTTTCAAATCATCTATTGAAGTTAAATCAGCTGTGTAATTTCTAATTTTCCATGAATCTGATGTTGGTTGAGTTCCATTATTCGTTAATTGACATAATATATAAATTTGACTAGCACTGTAACCACTATTTAGATGTTTAAATCCACCACTATTAAATTTAACAGTAACATTTTCATCGTTAGTTGATCCCGTTACTTTCATAAAATAATTACAAGGTAAATCTGACAAACCTGTAGACCCACTTAACATATATGTTACCCACATAGTTTTACCTGTTGTTAAACTTGTAATTGGACTATTACTTGTAACAAGTACATCAACCTTTGGTGCTGTTAATGTGTAATTTCTTGATGATGATGTGTCCAATGCTGCCACGATTTCCTCGTCATCAAAAACTATAAGTTTTTGATTATGAAATATTTTACCAACTCTATTAGTTTGTGAATCTACTAAATCTCTATATGGTAATTCATATCTTGAATTGTAATTAGATATCATTTTTTTATCAACAGTCCCCATTGTAAATGTTGCACCTGACGTTGCTGATGATGACCTATGATACATAATCGAAGACAATGTTACATTAAATGATGTTTGTCCTGTTGTATTATCAATACAGATATAATCATCATATTTAAAAAACCTGTAAGGGTCTCCAGTGGTTCCGCTCTGTGTGTAATGTAATATTGCAATTGCTTTTTGTTCTTCAGGTGAAATGGTTACTGCAGTCCCTGTGGTGTCGTATATTGTTGTGCCTGTATTATATGTTTGTCCTGAAGATGATGAATAACCTAATAAATTTTTAACCCCGACATATGGATTAGTTGTACCTGTATTTACTAATCCAATTGGATTTTTATCCCAAACTGTACTCAATGTCCAATCACTATTTGCTGTGACTAAATTCTTACATATTGTAGTATTTGAACCATCAACAGGTATTCCAAAAAACGTACTTCCACTAGTATACCAAAATGGATATTTTATATGACTATCCTTATCAAATGGTGACAATACATTTTGATTTGTGGTCCCACTATAATTGTATTCAGAATCTCCCACCGCAAAGTAACTTACAACAAAATTACCTTTTGCAATAGAGTTTCTACCCTTTTGTGTTAATCTCGCCGCGACCGTTGCTGAATATTCTGTTTTTAAAAAGCTCATATGTTATAAATATTTATATTATTATTCTATTTCTTCACAATTAAATGTTACACTATCATAAGTTGTATTAACTACAGGAACACCATATCTTGGTTTTCTATAATCATATTTTGTCCTATTAAAAATGTTATTTCCAATTAAGTTTCCACCTGTCCATAATGTGGTTGCAGGAACAAATTGTTCAACAACTTGAATCCAATATGGGCTCATCTTATTAATGAATTCATTTACTGATGTAAAATTATAAGGAGTAAACCCTGTGTTTGTGTTGGTTGTGTAATCATAAAAGACTTTTGTTAGTCCACTATATGATTTACTAAATTTAGTACTATTTGAATTAGTAATTACTTGACCCAATACGGTGTCAATAAAATTTTCAAAGGTTCTACCAGTTTGTGGCGTTAAATTACCAAATGTTAATTCTTCGTTTCTACCTTGTCTATATATGTCATATTCAATACCTTGTGATGGTACCAAATAAACCTCAATGTTTTTTCTATTTAAAATGAATTTAGATAATGTTTCATTATCACTTACACTTACTTTCCTATTATCAATTCTTTTTTCTAATTCAAATCCATAATCAAGACCATCTAAAGTTCTGAAACTATCAAAATAATCTTCTCCGTAAGTATAATCTTTTGGTTTGGTTTTTATTGTTTTAGTTCTACCTGTTAATATTGATAATTCATTATCAATGATATTTGATGACCTGTGGTCTAACGTGATGTTATTCCAACCTGAACCTTTTTGAAAATAAATGTCAGAATTAACACTCGTAACTTTTCTTGGTAGTCCGTCTTCATCAATCGGATATTCATCTAATGTTAGATTTGTTGACCCTGTTATTGAACCTATATTAAAGATATAACCTGTTTGTTCTCCTCCAGCAATATTAGTAAACGTTGCTCCTGTATATGTTTTACCGGTAATAACGGTATCTATTTTTGTTCCTTGTATTGTTTCATATATGTCACCAGCATAATCTAAATTAATTTTAGATTTCACATCATATACAAATTCGTTAATTCTAATTAACTGATTTGGTGCTCCTAAAAATTTTAAAAAGAATTCTAAAGATTGTCTAGTCCCTTTTGACTTATATAGTTGGGATAAGTTTGTTAATAATCTTCTATAAAATTCATATTCGGCCTCAATTAAAGTTTTACCAATCGACACTCCCGAATATTGTGTATCGGTTCTTGTGTGCAACGTATCCGTTAAACTTTTCTCATCAAATAAATTGATTGTGGATAACCCTAAGGTTTCTGATAAATTTTTTAATAATATATCAGGAACATTATTTAATCCATCGTAACTAACATTCCTCATGAAAGCAATGTTGTCGATATATTTTTTAACTCTATCAAACGATTGTCCGTATAATTGAAATACCGCTTCCGCCTTTTGGTCTTCGGTATCGAATTCAAATAATTGTGGTGACGTTAAAAATCTAACAATTAAATTTGATTTATAATCATCAATCTCATCTGCAAGGTCACTTAACTTACTAACGTAATATTCGTAGTTGGTTCCAATAATTTGTGGATTCCATCCGTCTCGGGATAATGGCCATGAAACGTCAACAGAAATAATATCTGTTGTTGTTTGGTCAAAACTATCTCTTGGTACTTTAAATGATGCGGTAAATTTAGGATTGGATTCTCTATTTAATAAAAGTTCTTCTAAGTCATCTAAGTTTTTGAAGAACTCTTCGTTAATCGTATCGTTTGGTCTTATTAAAAAATTATCATTAATTGTTAATCCTGTACCAAATGGTTTTCCCGATACTCTTAATTTTATTAAATTATTTGCGTCGGGTTCCGTGTAATTTAATACATTATAAGTTTGACCACTATAATCAACAACATATTTTTTATATGATGAATAAAAATTTCTAATTTTATTTTGGGTGGCCGGTGTAGTGTTACTACTTGGTGTAACTAAAACAACATCAAATGGATTATATAAAATTGATTTTTGAACATAAAAATCTGTACTTGTTGAACCAGTGTTATATGTAATTCCTGATGCGGTATAATTTGATGATTTAACAAGACTATCACTATCAACTAATATTGATGCTGGAAATTTTGTAATAATTTTACCAACAGAAACATTTAATCTTTGTTTTAATGAACCATAAAGTGACTTACCCGCATCATCCTTACCACCTTTAAATTTTATCTTTTCGTCTTTTTGTATACTTCCATCTTGAGTCGATGGTACGTCTTCTTCAGTCTTTAAATTATCTAAACATAAAAATTCTGAAAATGGTGATGTTTTAAAATTTTTACTATCCTTTTCAGGTATGATTTTATCTACAGCAAAGTTCGTGTTCGCCAGTTGTGAACTTCCGTCGGTAATTTGTACACCAACTAAACTATCAGTAAAAGTTTGGTTACCGCTTGCGGCCAAACTCGGAACTCTTCTTTTTACTACTGCCATTATGTATTAGTGATATTATCTAAATTTAAAGTCTCATCAATATTTGTTCTTTCTTCTCTAACCTCGAAAAGACTATTATTAAACTCATCCTTAATTTCAAATAAGTTGTATTGTTTGTAGATGTTATTAGCCTCATCGTAAATTGTGTATATACCAGGTGCAACCGCCTTAGATTGATTACCGTAAAGTGCGTGTGCCAATGTTGATGAATCATGTTCAACCATTTCAACCTCAACTGTTGTTGGGTTAAAGAATGTGTTTGTTAATATAATTTTTTGACTTGGTTCACCAATAAACGGAACCACATTTGGTCTACTTGATGGTGCTGAAGATGGTGTTAATGTTAAAAACATTAAGTTTGTTGCAGAATCCTTATAACGATATCTTATCGCCTTTTCTGTGGTGTTTGTTAAATTAGAAACAATCGGTTCACAAAAGAAAGAAGATGTCACTACCCTGTAAAAATTGGGTACTTTTTGATTATTTGCGCTATTAATATATTCAACTCTATATCCAACTAAACCCTGTGGAGTGAACTTATTTTTATCTAGTGAAGGTACGTTTGTCAAATCAATAACTAACCCTCTTACTGATGGTAATGCTGCCAAAACACCACAATCTGTAATTGAGGTTCTAATTTGTTTTGGCCTTATATGTAACGTGTAAATTCCCAATTCTGAGAAATCCGCGGATTTTAATTTTAAATTATACAACCCACCGATAATTTCATTGTTAGGTGCAGTTGTTGAATCTGTGGTCGCATCATTATGATACACAGGTGTCAATATATCCTCAGATACTAATTTCTTTAATGTCACATCGGCCGTGGATGTCCTATTAGGTGTGTAATGATATAAAATCTCCACATCTGATGGTGAAACGTCCGCCGGTCTAATTATACCATATGATCCTACTGCCATTTTCTTTTATTAATAAATATAAATCTTATTGTTTTTTAATCGTAAAGAATTTATTTCCATAAACGCTTAATTCTCCCATGTTGTCAATCTCCCCCAAACGAAGGTTATTTTCCATCACCCCTTGTTTTCCCCTCTCCACAAAAACATCCGAATAAACGGTTGGTTGTTCCACAAATCCCAAAAAATGTTCGTTTCGAGTTAACATGTTATTAATAACATATTCGGTTGCAAAATTTGTGGTGTTACCTGTGGTATATCTAAATTTATTAGATAACCCGTCGGTTGCTCCACTCATAGTAAAACCTGTTGTTGTATGTCTAAAATTTGGTGTTGTTCCCGTAATTTGGGTTGTACCATCTGAAAAGTCTTGAAAATTAAGTGTATCAATCGTATATCCCTTCCATGTTGTTCCGTCACTTAATGAACCTGAGGTAATTGATTGTGTATAACCACCTGAACCATATTTCTTTAATTCTGATAATCTACTTGTCCCAATGGCGATAAATGTATATCCTGTGGATGTAGCGGTAAATCCCGTTTTTGAATAATCATAGTCATTCAAGTAAGTTTGTGTAATCTCACTTGAAGTATAAGGAATTGTAAATGTTATTGAACCTAAGGAATCCGCCATATTATTTAGTTACACCTATAAATATCTTTATAAGGTTTATCTAATATAATTAATTTTAGGAACTATATAAAGTCAATATTAAATCATTCCCGGATTATAACAATATGTAAAATTTAAATCTTCATTAGATGGAATATATGTTAATGTAAACGATCCTTTATAAACACTACTTGAAACTTGTAGCGATTGATTTGGGTTTCCTTTAAGTGTGAGTATTTTACCCACTTTGGTTATAGTATAATTAATAAATGGGCCATATTGATATTGGTCATATACTGGCGTATCGTCCCCAAATCGTTGTTGTCCAGCATTTACAGTAAAATCTGCAGCGTCTAAATATGGTAATATTTCTACACTAGCTAAAGTTGAAAGTCCTCCAATTAAGTACATCCCATTATTATTGACAACATCAGCCTGTCCAGTATTTGGATAATATTCGTTAACGGTAAAAAGAGTCGGTTGATATATTGATTTAATTTGTTCTAAAAAATCTGGGTCGCCCTCAACAGTAATACTATTTGACGTTGTACAACTAGTGGTACTTATTAATTCAATTTGATAGTCATTTTGATAAATGGGAGAAATCCCATATCCATTCATTAATGTTCCACCATTTATTGCTGAGGTTGTGGATCTTGAAACTCCCGTAGCATAGGTTCTACTAGTTGTAGAGACCGCATCAGTTGTGGAATCCCAAGGATATATTTTAATTGTAAAATTATCTGGAACTGAAGAATTTCCTGTTAGGTTTATTGAAACCTGTGTTTGTATAAGGGCACCTGGCATAATTAATTATGTTTATTTATAAATATATGTTTATTTTGTTTTTTTGTAAATCGTTAATTATGTCGGACATACACCTGGAGATACATTACTACCACGAACCCTAATAGTTACACTTAAAGGTGTTGGGTTAAGTATTACCTCATTGGACCCAACTGCACTATCTATTGGTTCACTTTCAACTATAGTTCCACCATTATCATCACATATAATAAATCTAACTATGTTACCTGAACCTCCCTCAAATGAACCAACTACTCTGTATGGTAAATCAGATGATGAAACAGTTATTGTTCCCGTAAGAACTGTTCCTGAAGATATTGCAACTTTATTTAATAATTCAGCTCCCGATGTACTGTATATCGTTAGTCCCGCTCTTGACCCTTGAACAGAATAATTAATGGTTGCCGTGGTTCCTGGACATGTAACTTCATATGTTGTTGTATTTGTGGTACATCCGTTTGCGTCGGTAACTTGTAACCAATAATACCCACAAGCCAATCCTGTCACATTAAATGATGGTGAACCTGCGGTTACATTACTGTAAGTTGCAACTAAATTGTCAGTAGGATAGTCATTGTATGGTGATGCACTATCTTTATATAACCTATATGTTTTATTCCACGTTCCTCCACCTGAAGATATTGTTAATGAACCATTATCTCCACTTGTTGCTCCTACCACACTTGTAATAGATGCCGTTTGTAGTGTTGGTTGTGTTAATGTGATTGTGTAATCTTTATAACATGATTCGTTAGAATTATAGATTCTAAACGTATATGAACCCGCAGTTAAACTACCTCTAGACTGACCAACAAAATATCGAGTTCCGCTTGTGTTTGTAAAACTACTTCCCGCATTATATCTATAATAAATTCCATTAGAATTGACTAAAGAAGTTGCAATACTTCCATCTGAACCACCATTACATGATATGTTTGTAGGTGTAAAATCAGCTGTTGGTTCTCCTGTAGTTAAGTTATATGGTACTAATGACTGTGATTCACAATTATTAGTATCTTTAACTCTAATGTAATATGTTTGAGATGTTAAATAAGGGAAGTAGGGGTCATTATATTGATAGTTAGCTCCATTATCAATACTGTAATAAAACGTACCAGAACCTCCAGAGCCACTTAACACTAATATCCCATCACTACTATTCCAACAAGATGGATAACTAGCACCTGAAGCACTAACTTCAGGTTGACTTCTTGCTAAACTACTAACTGAAGTACTTGCCACAGTACCTAAACGATTATCATTTCTAACATACCCCGTATATGAAGTACCGGCCAAACCACTAAATGTTGCACTTGATTGCCAATTTGAGTTATCTCTTGAATATTCGTACGGTGCTCCGTTACCACCACTTGCACTTAACGTAAATGACGCGTCATTAGAATTCCAACAAGTTTGTAATGTCGCCGAATCTACTGAAACTGAAAGTGCTGGTAATGTTGGTGTTGATGCTGGTGTCGATGTTGGTGCTGGTGTTGATGTTGCTGCAGTTGTTGGTGTCACAGTTGGAGTAGACGTTACCGCAGATGTTTGAGTTGGGGTTGGTGTAGTTGTTACCGCAGATGTTTGAGTTGGTGTAACAGTTGGGGTAGACGTTACCGCAGATGTTTGAGTTGGTGTTGGTGTAGGTGAAGG